AAAAATCAAACTCAATACAAAGTTTGTCGCCATATTTAGGCGCTAACCATCTATTTAATTCGTCTTTAATTTTTATTAGTTCCGGGATAACTGCGTTTTGATACAATGCCTTTTTAGCCTCTTTCATATTGTTATAAGAGGATGATTCAGTATTGTTTAGTAATTGTACCGGTACATTGTAAATATTGCATAAATCTTTTATTGAGGCGTTGTATTGCGCTATTAAAGAAACATCTGTTGCGTTTAATCCAAAATTAACCCAAGACATTTTATTTGGAGTTATTATAATATCTCCGGCATTGTCCGAGCCTTGGTGCTGACGTTTAAATTTATCTTTTAATTGTTGCGCTTGTACCTCGTTAATATCGCCCATCTCTGAAGTTAATAAACCTCTTGCAGTTTGGTTTTGTAAATATTTTACTCCCGTTTGTACCGCCTCATTATTGGTTGTTAATGAGCGCAAACCCGCTCTTAATGGCGATTGTCCGTACATATGTGAGCCAGTACCATCATAGTAAGGATTGAAGTCTTTAATGTGGCAGATTTCAGATGCGTCAATGTATTTTGTTCCGTTGTATTCTAATTTATATTTAGATACCGGCTCCATTATACCATTAGATATAATCTCCATCACTTGCGAAGGCATAACATACAACTCAGTAAATTTGCCAACATTTGCTCCCGTATCAGGGCCAATTCCGTAAATATATCTATTACCGGTTAATTTACCAAAAGCAATTAATTCAGTTATCCAAGCGTTGTAAGATTGTGCCGGATTTGGTCGCTCTAATATTTTATGTAATTCAGTATCTTGTAATTCAACCAATGCGTTTTTTTGCAATAATGACGCCTTTTGTATAGACGCTGCATCCATCATTCCTGAAGTTAAAGCCTTATATCTTTTATAATCGTTTTCGTTTGTCTTTTCATAAACTTGGAACGGAATTGTTGTTGCCGCCTTTGTGATTAAATTTATCAAAGAATATATTGTTGCGTTTTTCTGATAGCCTTGCGTAATATAAGAATCATCGTTCTCGTTATTCCAAAGAACAGAATTACCTAGCCAGTTATAAATGGCTCTGTTATATTGTTCGCTTGTATTTTGATTTTTTTTTGAAAAATTGAATCGGTCAAAGAATGAGGCCATATTTTAAAGTAATATAAAATTTTCGTAAAAATACAAAATTTAAAATTGTTTTTAAACTACAAAAAAGTTGTTAATTAAATTCCTTTCAATAGCGTAGGAAGTTACGTCAATATGCTCATCGTGTTTAGCGTTTGGAAACGTGCTAACTTGTTGTAAAAAAGCATCATTCCAATTATCTTTGACTAGGTAAACTCTACCGCCTTCAATAAATGGCGAGGATGCTCTCGCTCGTTCAATTTTAGAGTACCTAACAAAGTTTGTTTTAATTTCTGATACATTGTATCTAGTTTCACGCCTTAATAGCTGCACAAGCGATTTTCCTGATGCTTTAGGCTCAACTAATATTTGCGATATTGGAACTCCGCACGATTGCACAAAAGAGGTAACAAAGTTTTTTAGCTCAGGCATTTCTAAGTACTTGTCAATGCTTTTAAATATGTAAAGATTGTCGCCACTTTTACCGCTTATTTGTATTCCCGTCGGATCGTTTCTTGTGTCTTTTGTGTAAGCGCCATCAATGTACATTTCAAAAGATATATTGCTCGGTAACTCGGCTCTGTGTATAATATTAAACCAATCTTTTCGCCACTCGCCACCCTCTGGAGGCGACGGAATTTGTAAATACTGACCGCTAAAAGTATATCTATCCGCTTGGCGTATTGATTCAAGTTCCTCAAAAGAATGTTTCTCAGGCCATAACGCATTATTATCTTGATCCAATGCCGGCAACTTCAAATGATGCCATTGCTCCCCGCTTCCGCCGTCTAATAAATAACCGCTCAAATCTTCCTCGTGTAGTCTTTGCATAATTACGATAATAGGAACGTCTCTGTCATTAACCCTTGACCGAATAGTTGTATTATATCTATTGTTTATAAACGACCGCCTAACGTCAGACAATGCGTCATCAGGTTTTAATGGATCATCAATTATAATTGCTCCACCAGTACCCGCACCAAAACCCGTAATTGCACCCCCGGAGGATGTTGCATAAACTCCACCGCCTTGCGTTGTGTACCATTTTTTTTGTGATTGTGAGTCCTTTTTTAGTTGCAGATTCCAAATTTTTTGATAGGCGTCTGAATTAATATATTCCTTTGTCATTGAACTATTATCTAGCGCCAACGAATCGGAATAAGATAAATGAATAAACTTTGCCATAGGATTTTTAGCAAGTGTCCAGGCGATAAACATTTTAACGGCTATTTCAGTTTTTCCGTAACGTGGAGGTATATTAATTATAAGGCGCTTAATTTCGCCCTTATGTACTTTGTGTAATGTGTTGGCTAATGTTCTATGAAACTCTGCGGCCTCGAATTTATTTCCGGTGTTTTCTTTGAAAATATAACGAGTAAAAAACAAAAGCGAATCCTCACATTTTTGCTTTATTATTTCGTTAATATTCTTCATTTAAAATGTCGTCAATCTTTTTTCTTGCCTCGTTTGATAATTTGCTAGTACTAACCTCTGCGGTCATCTCTACCTCTTTACGTTCTACATAACCACGCTTTTTACCTTTTGTCTTTAAATAGAATATTGTTGCAGTTGTGTTTCCGTCTTTTATTTGTTGGTGTAGTTGTGATTCAGCAAAGTCTAAAGTTAGGTTTTGAAGTTCATCAACAGACGCTTTAAAGTCTTGGTCATTATTGTAATACTTGTAGAATGTACTCCTATTACAATCAACTATTTTACAAGCCGTTGTAACTACTCCGAGCGATTTTTCTAGCGCTTCTAAAAGATTCCTTTTTAATATGTCGGTTTTTGTTGCCATATCGCAAAGTTAAAAAAATATAAATACATAAAAAAACCTCCCATTTCTGAGAGGTACAAACTTAAATTTTATGAAAAAGAATTTTAAACTTGGTCGTTCTTAATTCTATGCTAAATTATAATTTTTCTTTTAATTGTGCAAATTTATTTTCCGCACAATTCGCAAACCTCTTTATCTCTATCGTCTTTATCTTCTTGGTCATCATCAATAGGAACATCATAAACGGGTAGATCAACCCCCCATTCAACTAATTTTTGAACATCCCATTCATTGGCTAGTATATCCCAATCCCACTCTCCAAAGCCTACATTGTCTTTAACAATAAACTCTTGCTTCTGTTCTTCTGTCCAACCTTGTGCAATATCAATCCAAACCTCAAACAACCCGGCAGACTTACAAGCCTTTAAACGCATATTTCCGCCAAGAACAACCATATTCTCATCAACTACTATTGGCCTTTTCTCTAACATCTCAGGAAACGCCTTAATTGACTTGACTAATTTTTTAAATTTGGAATCTTTTATGAATCTTGGATTGTCCGGATTTTCTTTTACAGATGCAATATTTACTTTTTTTTTCAAAAGAGTAATTATTTATCTTGTGTAAACCAAACAAAAGAAATTCCAACTACCGCAATAAAGAATTGTAAACAATGTTCTGTTTCTCCGGTTAAATCTGTTTCGCCAAAATCGTCATCCATTTTAGAATTCCAATAATTAGCGCCAAAGCAAATTCCGAATAAAGCAAAAATAGTTGTGTTGAAGTTTATGTTCATACTTGCCAGTATTTTTTGTAAATATACAAATATAATTCTATAACTTTTTTTTGTGCTTCCTCTTGTGTGTATATTTTTGGCGATATTTTTTTGTCTCCATTTTCGTTAATTTCAACTTTCAAACCTTTTTTTGTAGGTAGAACGCCGACTGTAACATTGTTTTTTATGCACCATTGCATTGCCTTTCTGTGTTCGTCTGTTTGCGGAATTTTAATTTTTTTGGTTTTTGTCATTAGTATATTGTATTTATTATATTACTTGCAACTGCCTCAACAACATCAACTGTAACTGCGTTACCACACATTTTATATCGTTGTGTATCGCTTATCTTTCCACTTTCTCCGTACTGAGTCCAATTATCAGGAAAGCCTTGTAGTCGTTCACATTCAATAGGAGTTAATCTTCTTATTTTGTTATTTAAAACTAAATTATCTTTTGTTACTGCCGTTAATGTGTTAGAAGTTCCATTTTTGTTAATTTCAATTTGTTGTTCAGTTTTATTGTCTTTGTTGTATCTGCCACGCATAGCACCAATAACTGCTTGACTACACATAGTATCAAGGGTTTGTGCAACTCCTTTTCCAACTCTACCTTTACTAGTTGCTGAATTTATTTTTATTATAGGCTGACCGCTTCCATCTTCTCTTGCTCTTGCCGGTATTGTTGGACAATCCCCGTCTTTTATTTTTCTAAATCCTTTGCCGTCATTATGAGTTCTTAAAGTTCCTATTTCGACTTTTTGTGCATTGAGTTTACGTTCAATAA